CTATCTTGCCTGTACTTATTGTGAACGCGCCGAAAAGATCCTTTCTAGAAGTTAGATCATCTTCTAACCATATTTCTAACGTAACTTCATCTTTATAAAAACTGATAAATTGACCTTCCATGTTTATATTTTTAATATTAGCTAATATGCTAATAAACCTAATTATTAGGTGATTCGCTAATAACTTTTATTTGAATGACTTATAATGCAATAACGTACAAAACAAGCCTTATTGAGTGAAATATCGTACAAAAACTACCCTTCGCACATTGCACAGTTCATTAATTCTCTACCAACTTCCTGTGCAAGATTTGCGGACCTTTGATAGTACAAAGTCTTTATACCTAGCTTCCATGCCTCTAACATCAATGCATGTACTTCATAAATAGGTGTAGATGGGTGTATCATAAGGTTTAATGACTGAGCTTGATCTATATACTTTTGTCTATCCGCCGCTTGTATCACTATTTCTAGTTGGGATATCTCTCCAAAAGTTTTAAATATTGCTTTCTCATCTTCTGTTAAGAATGATAAGTGCTGTACAGATCCGCCGTGGGTAAGTATAGAAGACCAAGTTGTATCTGTGTTCTTACCTTTTTCTGTTAAAAGTATATCAAGATATGGATTTCTGTAAACAAACTTACCTTTAGCTAAGTCCTTTAAGAAATAATTAGAATTTAGTGGTTCTATACTCGGGCTTACTTGCTTTAATATAAATGAACTTGAAGTAGTAGGTGCTATTGCTATTCTAGTTGTAAACCTTTCACCATAACCTTCAAGCATCTTAGGTTCACCAAGTAGTACAGCTAACTCTCTACTAGCTTTTAAAGACTTTTCATTTATAAGCTTAAACATTGTTTTGTTTATGGCTCGGGCGGATATAGACTCAAAAGCAATACCTTTAGATTGTAAATAAGAATGATAACCTAATACCCCTAAACCAATACTCCTATGTTCAACAGCAAACCTAACTACCTTCTCTAAGAATTTTATTTTAGATGCTCTATTTATAAAATCTGTAAGAACAGAGTCTAAGAAATAAGTTAATACTTCTACTGCATCGGTATCTTTCCACTCATCATAATAAAGTAAGTTCTTAGAAGATAGGCAGCACGTAAAAGATTTTTCTTCATCTGTGTATTCTAGGATCTCACTACACATTTGGGAGTGTCTAATGTACATACACTTATCTATATATACTTTTGGTCTATGTTTGTTAACGTTACCTTCAAATAGTACGTAAGGATACCCAGTTTCAAACCTTTTCTGTATTAATTTAACCCATCTTTCTTCCGAATCTTTATCTCTATCTACAAGCTTATACATGAAATCATCTGATACTGTTACAGCAATGGATATATCTTGTATTGGATTACCCTCAGACTTTGCCTGCATAAACTCATAGTAATCATCGTGTTCTATTGGTAAATAAGCTGCAAAGTGCCCGCGTCTACTATTACCTTGGTTTACGGTATTTGATACAGCCTGGAATATCTCCATAAAATGTGGTGCTCCAGATGATTCACCATTATTTTTTATTTTTGAGCCGCGCGGTCTTAATTTACCAAAGAACCCTGCAGTACCGCCGCCATTTTTAGACAGCATACCTATTTCAGCGGACGCCCTTAAAATATCTGCCATATCGTCCTTAATATCAACTCCGAAGCAGGAGACCCCGAGGCCCCTTTCTAAACCAAAGTTAGTCCATACTGGGGTGGATAAAGAAAACCAACCCCTTGACATATAATCTTCAAACTTATCTGCAAAGCCTTCTATACCAAGTATGCTTTGACTATACTCAGCTATTTGTCTAACCCTTTGCTCTGGTGTTACTCCATCCATTAAGTAACCTCTACTTAAGAATGTTCTTGAATCTTCATTTAGCCAATCATATCTCTCTCTACTATTCATTCTTATAAAGGTCTTTTGTTGTGTATGATCTATTTTTTCTTGTATACTCAGTAGGTTTTTTATTAAAAAAATCCGCCATATTCGGGGCGTAAATCTCTTCGTCCATCCAAGTTGTTTTACTTGCTAGTTCTTTATTTATTGTATAAATTTTACCTAACCCTATTTTCTTTAGTGCATTATTCATCCTTATCTTTATATACTCATTCAATATATCTTCAGACAAGAAAGATGACTCATACCCTTGAAGCATCCAACTAACTAAACCTTCCTCAGCTATTACAGCTTCTCTAGCTTCATCTATAATACGCTGTTTAAACTCTTCGTCAAATACGTCTGGGTATTCTTTCTTTATTTGTTTTAACAAAAGGAACCCACCCTCCGCGTGCAAATTTTCTTCTTTATTTGTATAGTTAACTACATTAGCTACATCTTTGAACACATTGTGAAATCTGTTAAACCCAAGTAGTATATAAAACTGTGAAAACAAAGTCACGTACTCAGTGAAGATACTGAACAGTGCTAACGAATAAGCTATTTGCTTTTTATCATCGTCGTAAACCTTATCGTTGTACTTATTAAGATAATTTACCCTTCTTTGTACAAAGCCTTCTGAAAGTGCTGCCTGAAACTTGTCATTTAATCCTAACTTAGCTAGTATTTCAGAATATGCCCTACTGTGTATAACTTCTATACCGCCAAACACTGCTCCCATATCGCTTATCTCTGGCTTAGGTATTAGCTTACCCAGTGATGACCAATAAGATTTAACAGATACTTCTAGGGATGATATAAGAAGTATTGCCCTATTAACAACTTCTCTTTCTTCTGGTGTCAACTTTGTTTTATAATCTTGTATATCAGAAGCAAATGTAAACTCATTTACTGTCCAATGCCCCGCCCACATAGCATCTATAAGTGGTGTTGTTATACTTCCGTACTCAAACGGCTTATAATTGCTTCTCTTATCAAATAAACCCATATACTGTTTTAATAATTTTTATGTGATCTTATTGTATGCTTAATGAACCTAAATACTCTTACTTCAAATTGTGTGTTCTTACTTCTCGACCCCATTTTTACAGAATACTCTGGTTGGTTTTGATACAACACTCTTTGTAATTCTTGGCGGGTGTATGAAGGAAGACCAAATTTTGATCTTAGGTCTAGTATGTAATCCGCCGCGAATTTGTCCCGCTTACCTAATACATAACCAAAACAAAAGTGTATATCATTTAGTTGCATTAGGCCTAACTCTTATTTCTTCGTCAAACATACCAAAAAACGTTAGCAATACTAATATTAAAGGCGCGGCGAAATTAAAAATCCTTAAAACAATAAACCCATCGGTATTATCCATACTAGCTAATAAGTATGCCGAATTAACTAACCAAAAGAGTAAACATACTCTAGCTAAAACTACTGCTACTTCTTTATCCATGTTGTTATTTTTATTTAAAACACAAATGTAATCCTTTTTATAATACCCCGCTTGATATTAACTAAAGTTTAACAGTTCTGTGGTTAGTGATAACATTTCATCTTCTAAAACTCTAATTCTATCTTGTATTTCTTCTTTTCTAGAGCTTTCTAATTTTATCTTAAAGAACTTTCTACCGTGCGGGGAACACATAAGACTATAACTTTCTACAGTTCCTAATTTTTCAATCTCCGCCAATTCTGTAACAAGATCAGAGAATGGTATCTGATTCTTACCGTCCATCTCTGTAACAGTTACTGTTATTTCGTTACCTACTTTCCACATGTTATTTTAACTTAACCCTAACGATTTTAACCAATTCAATATATAATTATTCCGCCCCAATGAGTATCCCCACCGCCCAGTTACCAAAAATGTAAATGGTAAACCTACTATTAGTAGTATATACATAATAAGTGCGAACGGAAGTGTTAGACGCCTAAGTACGGATACTGGTGTCTTTTCTTCGTAGTAGAAATCTAACTTAAGCTCTTTAAGCCTTTCACACAATTCTTCACTACTTAGGTTCTTAAGTTCTGGGAATACTGTTTGAAAGTTTGGTATGTAATTGGCGTTACTATGACTCCAAGTTCTTTTTAATTTTCTGTACATATTACTCATAAAAATATTTTTCTGTAATACTTACCATTAATGTTATCGTTGTAAGTTTCTTGCTCTATAACCCCTTCTACAAACTGATACTTAGTCTCAAAGTAAGTTAGTTTAGCCTTAGAGTTACAGAATACTAATATCTCTCTTTTTATTTCATCCCCGTTTTTTATATCCAAGTTTAAAACTGAATTAGATCCTGTATAATTTAACCACGCGCCTTCTTTGGTTACATACTCGTGTTTAGCTTTTCTTTTGTCTGTCATTGCTGCAGCTTCCTTTTTGCCAAACACTCTTTTAGTAGTGCTGTACA